GGAATTTAGTACCTGTTGTGTTAAACACTATCATACCTGCTACTGGACTTGTAATTGCCGCGTCACGTGCAGTATTATCAGCATACACACCTGGTTGAATTGATCCGCTTGCTTTAATATTTCCTACTACATCAAGTTTTTCTGTTGCAGGTCCAAAGCCACCTACTGCTAGTTTACCGTTAGTTAGTGTTACTGCTAGTGCTCCACTACTAAATGCTCCAGTACTATCTGCCATTAGATATAGTGAATCTTTGTTACCAAGTATAATTGCACTTGCTTTTGCACCGTTCGAATCTTCTACTTGAAATGATATTGTGCCTAACGTTGCTGAACTTGCACTTAAATCTGATGCAGATTTTCTAGTAAGTGTAAGTATACTATCATTATCTTGTGATATAATTCTTTGTTCTACACTAGTAGCCGCCTCATTGGGGGTTTCTATTTCAATTGAGCTACCGTTTGGAGTAAACACTGAAGAATGAATTGCTCCATTTGTTCCACTTACTACTAACGTACTATCGTCAGCAAATAGTGAGCCTGTCATGTCACCGTCTAAAGTACCAAATACGTTACCGTAATGTGCACCAGTTGTATTACCAACTAGGTTACCTGTTACTCCGCCTACAACATCGCCGACTAAGTTGCCAACAATGTTACCTGAACTAACAATAGAAGTAGTATTAATTGGACCAACAATTTGGCCATTGATAGCGTCAACTAGGAGCGTTGAATCATCGCCATAAATGTTGCCACGTATGTCTAATGCTGGATTACCAGTTGCGGCCCAGTTGGAACCGTTATAAACAAGGATCTGATCCTTTATTGGAGTTAACGCTTGTACGTTACCTAAGTCTTCTAAATTCTGTGATGCTACTGATACCGGAGTTCCACCTGTTGTAGTGCCGTCTCCCACAAACACTTCCTTTGTGTCAGTTGTGTAAACAAGTTCACCTTCAACTGGCGTATACCCTGGACTGGTTTGCAACGCTGTTTTTGTGCCCCGTTTTATTCTTAAAGTACCCATGAAATGCTCCTAATTCGTTTGTTATATATATTTATGCCAAAGTAAGCAAATATCTACTTTCTCTTCTTAGTAGGATTTTTCAAAAACGCTCGGGTTTTCTTTTGCACGTCTCGCTTAACTTTCGCAGTATTTAACCTAAAATCAACATGTAATATCTCACTTCCGTATTCTTCAAATAGTTCTGTGATAGTTTCGCTTAGATTACTACCGGTACTTGCTTTAGCTGTACAATCTATCTCCCATATTTTACCTTTTTCAAACTCGATACGAATCTGACTGAGGTAATCTATAGGGATAGTCTGTACGTCAATGTCTTTAAAAACTTCGGGCCAATGTCGTATTACATCATCAGGCAGTTGTTTTGGCACTAGACTTCTTCTTTGTAGGAGAAACTGCTTTTGCCTTAACAGTAGGAGCAAGCTCTTCTGCCTGAGCCCGTAGTGCTTTTGCTTCTTTATACATTCTGTCTGCATCGCTTCTGTACTTTGCGGCCAATGCTTCGTCAGTAACAACCCCGTTGTCAGGTGCTTGTAAATTAGCAGTTTGTGATTCTGCCATTACTTGCGGATTAGCTCTAGTTGGAATTTCATTAACACTACCAGCTTCGGTAACAGTAGTTCCTTCTTTAGGAGCATTAGGATCTTTAAGAGCAAGGTCAGCAATGCCAACACCTCTTTGATCAGCGATAATTTGATTCAACTCATTAAGCGGAATTGATGTTGACGGATTTGGTGTCATTAACACTTCAGTCATTGGTACAGTTGTTAGCTTACCAGTAGTATGGAATCTTGCAAGCATGTTTGCGCCATCTTGTAGTTGTGTTCTTGCCATTACTTCTACAAATTCAAATGAACTTTGTGATGCATTGTTTTCTACTGTTCGCATTAGAACATCATGATCTGAATCTGTTAGCGTAGCAGTGTCAATTACTAGAGCATTCATTGGTGGATTTTCTCCTGGAATAACTCTGTATGCAACAACAACCTTACGTCTGTTTTTTGCTAGTTTGCCTACGTGTTTAATTTCTGTAGCCATTATTTGTCTCCTTCGACATTTCCTGTAGCTGGTTCAGCGGCCTTTGTTTCTTCTTCGGCCTTCTGTACTGTAGCTAGAAACGCATCTAGTTTGTTAAATGTTTTACCAACTGCTTCCATTTCGTTAGCTTTAAATGCTCCACGTTGTGATGCAACATCGATAATTGATCGTAGCACACTTAGATCTTGTACAGTAAGATCAACTGGTGCTGTAGTTGGTGCTTCTGCTGGTGCTTCTGTTTGTGTTGTAGTTTCTGACATATTATTGACTCCTTGTAGTATTATATATGCACTTTATATTTATTTGTACTTCAAATGTGGACAAGCAAGAACGAAATAAGATAGTTCTTTCGGGTCCTCAAAACCTGCTCTTAGAACAGATTCAATTTTACTTTCGTGTCGTAAGCCTATTACTTTTTTTAGAAAGTATCGCTTTTTAAGATTAGTGTCTATCCATTTAGATATAGCACTTTCCATATTGTATGTATACGCTATATCAATAGTAGCTAGGTGGGGCGGTTGATGTTGCAATCGCCTAATTTGAAAGAAATCATCTGGTGATATTTTCTTCTTTAGATTCATGCCGCCTCGTCATAGTGTGCGGTTTGACCAAAGGGTGCCTTTAAGTCTTTGTCGTGATGACCGTGAATAATAAAGATTGTTTCGCAGTAGTCTTCATCACCCCAGCTTCTCCAAGGATACCCATCTGTAAACATAATGAACTTCTTAGGAACATACCCTTCTTCTTTCATGTAGTTCCAGTTGGCATCAAAGTCTGTTCCACCTCCGCCCATAAGTTTGTAATCTAATAAGTCTTCGCCGTTGTCTGCACTAAAGTCTTGTTCATTATACACTTTAGTATCAAAGCACCACATCTTAATGTTATACTCTTGATACTCGTCCATGATGCCTTTAACTTCGCTAATAAAGTCTTTACCTTGTGCATCGCCGATTGAACCACTCATATCAATACCAATAGCAACATCAATAGTATCAGCAAAATTCATACCTGGAAGTATTGCACCTGTGTGCCAACCCTTACGTGACGGACGACTAAACGTGTAGTCACAACGTATTGTACTTTGAATCTGTTGACGTAGTAATTCACGCCAGTTCATTTTAGGTTCTGTAAGTTCTTTAATCATACGTGCAACTTCGCCTGGTACATTACCTGCACCTGCCGCTTGTGCCGCTGACATCATGTTTTCTTTAATTTCGTCTTTAATCTTTGCTAATTCATCTTTTGAATAACTAGGACGGCCGCTTTTTCCTTCGCTACCATCTTCACTGCCACTGTCACCTTTACCATTACCGTCTTCGTCACCCCAGTCAACATGCTCGTCTAGCATTTCGCCTAGTTGCTTTAGGTACTCTTCACCCTTTTCTTCTTGTTGTTTAAACAAGTCGTCATACACTGCTTCACTAGTCCAGCCTTCATATTTAAAGTCTTGGTAGCAACTTACAATTTTAACCATTTCACCAATACGATCACGCATTAGTGTATTGTTAACAATGTAGTCTGCCGCAATGTTGTACAGTATAGGATTACGATCTTCACGACGTCCTAAGTGATCAAATACACAATGTAAAATTTCGTGTGCAATTACAAATTCAATTTCTTTGTTAGACATTGCATTAAAGAATTGTGTATTGTAATACAAGTGACGTCCGTCTGTTGCCGCAGTAGGACACCAGTCATCACAGTTTTTAACAATAAGTCTAGTTGCCATATTACCAAAAAACGGGTGACGTAATAGTAGTCCTACTCGTGCAATGATAATACGATCTGCAACTTCTACACGCATTTCAGCTAATGCTTCGGGTGTAATATCCGGATCTGCTGTAAAAGTCTTAATGTCAATGCCCATAATGTGTATTCCTTATTGCTTTATTGTTCTTATATTATACTATATTTAATAGTAAATGTCAAGACAAATTGGACGTTTTTGGAAGAGAACGCCCAAACTCTTGCGCTTATGCGCTCTGTGCGGCTTGGATATACTTACCATACTTTTCGTGGAATTCATCAAAGCAATCCACTTCGTCTGGATCAATGGGCAAGTTGTATTGTGTTAGTGCGAGTTTAATACCCATAACAACTAACTCAGTATCAAAGTTGTCCATTGCAAAGCGCAGGAAGTTGTTAACTTTATCGTCAAACTTCTTATCGCCTTTGTCGCAAGCATCTTTAAGTTCATAGCATAATGAGACTGTTAAGGAATACATGGCACTGATTTCTCTAGTCTCAATCTCCATAACCTTACCTTCAAGTATGTCAGTTGGGTTAGGAAGTTTTGAAGCAATCTTACGATGCGCCATAAACTTAACTGCTAGTCCTTCGCCTACAGAACCACTAACTAAATCAGTAGTGGTAGTTTCATCGTCGTCATTGTCTTCGATTAACTCGGAAACAAACGTCCATGAACGGGGTGTTGCAAAAGAACGACTCGGGCTTCTTGGATCAAAGTCATATAAGTCTTTCTTTGCAAATGTTAAGTAACCAACAACGTCTGAATGTATTTTGTTATCAGTTGCCCACTGTAACCAGTCTTGGAAATCAACTGCTAATTCTAAGTGAACAAAGCGATTGGATAACGGAGCAGGCATTCTATATGTAACACCTTTATCTGATTCTCTGTTACCTGCCGCAACAATAAGAACGTTGTCTGGTAGCTTGTATTGTCCTACACGACGATTAAGAATTAACTGGTAAGCCGCCGCTTGTACTGCTGGAGCCGCCGAGTTCATTTCGTCTAGGAAAAGTACAATGTTATCGAAGCCAGCCGCAAACTCTTCTGTTGGAAGTTCTGACGGAGGTGCCCAAACCATTGTGCCTGTGTTACTATCAAAGTATGGAATACCTTTAATGTCTGTAGGTTCCCAAAGTGATAGTCGAATATCAATTAAGTGTGAATTAGAAAGATCTTTAGTAATTTGCCCAATAATATCAGACTTACCAATGCCCGGAGGTCCCCAAAGAAACAAAGGGCGTTTTTTCTTAAACGCTCGCCTAATGCTTTTCTTTGCGCCATTTGGACTAACTGTGCGTAATGTAATGTTATCCATTTTGTATTCCTCTTTAGTTTCTATCAGTGCCATACTGTCTAAGTATGTATATATTATAGCAAAAGATGGAGACAATGTCAAGCTCTTTTTTGCCTTTTTTTAATTTATTTTACGTTTTATTTTTTTGCTGGGTGTATTTGTATCATAACGACAGGCGCCGCAAATGCATGATAATTGCTCCTAACTGGCTCTTAAACTGCGTTTAACGTGTTATTGGGGTGTTTGTAAGCTCTTACCAGCGAATGAAATTATGTAGCGTATAAGGTCGTTTAAGACACTATTCTTCGTGTCTTTTCATGGCCTTTGTTAGTCCGTACTTGCGTAGATCGCCACTAAACAAATGTAATTCCATGCTCTTTCTTTCGTCCGTAACCCAGATACTATTTGTAGTTAGATAGTACGGGCATGAAATAAATTGGTCTAAAAAGATATATGTTTGTGTAGTAAATTTGAAATCTTTCGGAAACGGTACTTCGTATACTTGAATGTCCAGTCGTTCTTGTAAGAAGTCAAACCCTTCATCAGTAAGACGCAAGCCTCCTGCAGATTTGCCTCTAGTATTTTTCCACCAATCAGACATGTATTGTTTAATGTTAGGATTACTAAGGGCAATGTCAGCTTGCTTTAGAAAGATCTTAGTATAGGTTTCTTTCCAGTTCATTCTTCTGTAACTACTTCGCCTTGTGTAAGTTTGTATACAGCAAAGTCCGTAGTTTTAAACATTTCGTTTAACTTTTTAGATAGATTGTGTGCATGGCCGGGATTTGAAAAAGATACTTTTTTGTACTTTGGCCCAGGGTAGTTTGTAATAGCGTTAGAAGTTTTTAAATTGAAAGGCTTAGTTTTATAAAATACTGCCCAGATAGCTTCTGCTTGTAATACTTGCTCGCACTTGTATGATGCTTTATCAATATTTTCTAATATAATTGTTGGCTTTGGTCTACTCATGATGCGTAATTCCTTTTAATTAACTACGCATATATTTATCCTTTTAGATAGAAAAACTATCTGTTTATTTCCAACTATTTCCACCGTCTAGTTGTACTGTAACTACTTCGTCATCACTGCTAGACTTATTATCAATAATGAGTTTTTCTAATCGCCCTTGATGATTAGCCATTACAGTGCCTAACGCAAAGGCAAGAGCTTTTGCTTGTGTAATAGGAATCTTAATCTCTTTTTGATTACTGGCATCAGCAGTTTTTACAACTTGCATAAACTGCTGAAGCGGAATAGTATTAATTGGATCGTTTGTTTGCATCTGATAATTCCTGTCTCATTGTGAATTCAGTTTTAAAGGGCCCTTTAGAATTATACTTTTCAAGCGTAACTAGCTTAGGGCAAAAGCTTCTAACCCAACCTTTGTCAAACTTAATAATATAGTATCCAGCCGCATACAAACTTTTAGATTTTTGACTTTTTGTAAATAGCGGAAGTTTCTTTTGCACATTATACATCACATTGTAAGGTGTACTAGACGTAGAAAAACCGTGTATTTCTTTTACAGTGTTGCTACCATCTGAGATAGTTCCTTTGTCCCAGCTTGCACCACCAATGTAACTGTTAAATGATTTTGTATCATCAAAGTATTCTGTTCCAGTTGTGCAACTGTACATATACCGTTTGTCGTCTTGCTTAGAAAGAGTACCAATTCTCTCTCCATCGGATTCAATGATCCAAAATTTATTCTTTAAAATAGGTTTTGCCTTAATTGTCATATTAGCCTCCATTATTTGTACCTCGCATTAAGCGGGTCTGCATATAGTTGCACGTTATCTGCAATCCTTTGCATGTCATGTTTTGCACAGAACTTCATAAGACGCATGCCTACTTGTGTAATTTCTTTAGGATTCTCTATTGCGTCTTCAATGTTATCGTTAATAATACTTCTAATGTTACCAGGCTGTGCAGTCAAGTCACATAGTACTACGTTACGATTGTAGTCATCAAGTACACGATGCTCTACACCTTCATGATCGGTCCAACGTTGTAGCATCATGTTATTCCAGTTAAAGCCTTTGTTGTCTTTGTCTTCATAAGCTTCAATAAGACCAATCTTATTCTTAGTACCTTTTTTGCGCACACCAGGGTAAGCACTAAACACATTATCACTAGTGTCACCACGCATGCACTTTTCAAACAACATAAAGTCGGGTTGCGGTGCAGGCTTTGCTTCGCCAGTCTTCTTATCAATAATAGGCTCACGCTTCTTATCATCAAAGTAGCCGTCGTGTGCAATAATAGTATTACTAACGCCATTGTACTGCGTACAGTTAGGACCAACAAGTTGTGCAAAGTCACCGTCTGTACTAATAATAACGCAATGATCATCAGGGTGTGCTTGTACCCAACCTGCAATAAGATCATCTGCTTCTAGTTGCGGATGTTGCATAACTGTGCAATTAGTCTTTGTAGCAAGGAAGTCTTTAAGTTCGTCAAACATCTCCCAAAAGATCTTGTCTTCTTCACTTTCAGTTACAGTAAGTTTATCACGTGCTACTTGCCTGTTACGCTTGTAAGGCTCGTAATAGTCTTTGCGCCAACTGCGTCCTTCTAAGCAGAACACAACATGACTACCATCGAAGTCATTCCATGCTTTCTTTACGCTATTCAATAAAATGTGGAATGCCATGCCCACCTTAGTATCAATATCGCCACGTACAACATGCCGGGCTCTAAAGAAAGTATTTGCTGTGTCTACTAGAATATATGTCATTATTTCACTTCGCTTTGTTTATCGTTAAGTTTACTAGTATTAATATAACCGGTCTTGACATCTTTGTCAACCCCGTCTTCTTCCAAAACAGCATTAGCAACAGTTCTAAACCAAACGTCGACAATCTGTTCTTGTGACTCGCCAATGTAACCAGCATCCATAAGTTGTTCAATAAACTCATTATTCCAATCAAGTTCAAAGAAACCATTCTTAATATCAGCTGGATTAACTTGTGTATCTAATACACCAATCCATGCTTCGCCTTTTAGTGTAGCCTCTTCTTTTTCAAAAGCAAGTGCTTCTCGACGAACCTCTTCGGAGGTCTTTTCAATAGCTACTTCTTCAGCTACTTCCTCTTTCTTACCTGTTAGTTTGTCTAACCATTTCATATTTACCATCCTATTCTTTCCCACGGTACATCTTTATCTCCAAAGTGTCCGTAAGTACAATTATCACTATAGTTATTATACATGAAAAGATCGAATCTGTCAATGATTCCTTTTGGTGTTAAATCAATTTCACGCTCAATAAAGTTAGCTATCGAACGATTGTGTCCGTTCGAATCAATATAAATGCTTGTTGGTTCTTTAATACCAATGGCATAACTTAGTTGTATATTACACCAGTCTGCCATTTCGTCTGCTACTACGTTCTTAGCAAGCCATCTTGCCATATAAGCCGCACTACGATCTACTTTAGTTGGATCTTTGCCACTAAATGCGCCACCGCCGTGAGGAGCAAAGCCACCATAAGTGTCCACGATAATCTTTCGCCCAGTAAGCCCAGTGTCGCCATCAGGTCCACCAATAACAAAATTACCAGTAGGGTTAAGATGGAATACAGTGTTATCATCAATTAAATCTCCTAGTTCTTCTATTGCCGCAAGTTTACATAAATGCCTTGCTTCTTCTACGTTGCCTTCAGTGTGCTGTGTACTAATAACAATTTGATCAATGCGTTTAATAACACCTTCACGTCTTGCACCCTCGTACTCTACACTAATTTGTGATTTGGCATCAGGACCTAGTATACTTCCACGCTTTGTTTTTAAGTTCTTTAATACTGCATGGCTGTAATGAATAGGTGCTGGCATCATACTAGGTGTATGATTACAAGCATAGCCAAACATAATACCTTGATCGCCTGCTCCGAAGCTATCTGTGCCTAGTGCAATATCTGCACTTTGTTCGTGAATTTCATTATAAAACTTTAACGTATTCCAATGAAACCCTTCTTGTTCGTAACCAATCTCTTTAACTTTGTTGCGTACAATATGTTCTACAGCCGCCTTAGTTACATTAAAGTTCTTAACTTCGCCTGCAAGTGTAACCATGTTAGTAGTTACTAGTGTTTCAACTGCTACTCTAGTTGTAGTGTCACCGTTCTTTAAGCCTGCATCAACAAGCGCATCACTAATTTGATCAGCTACCTTATCTGGGTGTCCGTCACTTACTGATTCGCTTGTAAAAATGTGTTTAATCATATTAGTCCTTTTTTTCTTAGTTCGTCATCTAAGTTTTTAACTGGTGCTTTCATTGCCTTTTCGTGTTGTGCGTTCTTATAATCTCTAAGTTCCCCAGGCATTTCCGAATAGTGAGATGTGGAGTCTTGGAGTAAATCTCCATCCTTTTTCCATGCAGACCTCTGCAACTTCTTTAACGTTAAGGACATACTCTTCCGAGCGTCCCCCAAGCGGCATACAATATACTGGACACTCAACGCCGATGTCACGATATGCTTGCACAGCTCTCCCAGCCTCATCAATGTCACTACGATCAGCAACAACAAATTTGAGATAAAGATCGCTACCAGCAACAGTGGAATAGTTAAGAGCCACATCAGGCTTAATAGCGTCCATCCAAGATTCTCCGCTAACGGATAGCTTAGGCGAACAACTCCATGTGACAGTAATTCGGTCACTGTTGTTGAGATAGTTGTATAAGTCGTCGTGTAATACTTGTGTAGTGTTTGTTTCAAATGTGACATTTTTTAAATCCTTCATGCGCGGATGTTCAAACAGCTCTACATAAAGTCGTTGCCACGCTAACAACGGTTCACCGCCTGTCATAATTAAATGGATATCTTGTCCATTATCCATTGTCCACTTGCCTTCTGGTGTAAGCGACAATAAGTGTTCAACTACTTCGTCGACTTCTGCAAGTTTGTTGAAGTTTTTAAACTCAGGATAGATACTTGCATAAGTATCACACCCTGTATGAATGATAGGTAAGTCTGTAAACTTTTCAGTCTTTGCAATAATGCCATCATTAAGTAAGTCTAATACTTCTTGATTGTATCGTTGCCCTGCTTCATGCTTCTCTGCACGACTAGGTTCATCCTTACCAAGTCCAAAGTTCATACAACGGAAGTTACAACCAAAGGTACGTAAGAATACACTGGGTACTCCTACAAACTTACCTTCGCCTTGTACACTATAAAACGCTTCGCTATATCTTAGTTTCGCACTTGGCTTTCTGTTTACTGCTTCGTGCGATGGATAGCCTTTTTCAAGTACTGGAGATTCTATCATCGTGCAAACTCCTGTTGTAGTTTAATGTTGTCAAAGAACTCTTTCTTGGTTCCTGCATCATCTTTAAAACTACCTTTAAGTACAGTTGTTTGTGTAAGACTGCTAGTTGCCATAATGCCTCTATTTTCGCAACAGCCGTGTGTTGCTTGAATATAAACACCTAAGTGTTTTGCATCAGTAGCATTGCCAATTTCACGTGCAATATCATTTGCAAGTTCTTCTTGCAATGTACCGCGCCTAGCACACCATTGTGCAATACGTGTATACTTGCTAAGTCCGATAAGTTTATCACTAGCAATAATACCAATGTATGCTACGCCTGCTACTGGCTGGTGATGATGCGAACACATACTTTTAAGTTCACTACGTACTACTAGCATACCATCATAGCGATCATCGCTATCATTAGGAAATGCTGTTGCCGTTGGCGCAGGCTCGTATCGTCCTACCATAATTTCATTGTAGTACATTTTAGCAAGACGTTTTGCTGTACCTTTACTATTAGGATCATTATAACGATCAATTAATAGTGCATCTAGTACACCTTCAAACGCAATAGATGCTTCGTTAATTAATTCTTCCTTATCACCAGTCTTTAATACTTCACTGATGTTATCGCCGGCCCAATAGCGCATGTCTGCCTGTACTAGGCGGGCTTTAATTTCTTCACTTTTATTCATTTACTTCTCCGATGTTTAGGCAGTGGATTGCCAATATTAATAATATTATACAGTATATTTAGGCTGTTGTCAAGCATTTTCTTTTAAATAATTAAAATAATCTGTTGCAATTATCTCATGTACTTGTTTGGTATAATGCTCTCCGTCTACCCGATGTTCATCTGTTTCGATGTTAATATTTAGGTTTTTGTTTATAAACCCTTCTGCACTCTTGGTAGCTTTAGTACAGTTTAGATCGCCATACAATGCAATATTGTCAGGACAAAATACTCTATTGTTAATGGTCCATTGGTACCATTTAATATTTTTTCTTGTAAGCATTGTGTCGATTGCTAGTAAGTCTAAGCAATAATCTTTATATTGCAATGGAGTTACAAGTTCGTGCCACAACTTAGTATAGATATACTTTTCATGGAATGGTTCAAAGTCTGCTTTAACTTGCATATCGTCAAACGCAAATCCTTTAAACGCTTGATAGTTTTCTGCTCGAACCTGATCAATCATTTCGATATAGTTCTCTGTTACTCGATGATCTGTGTAACGATGTATCATATCATCTTTAGGTTGATCATTATCTAAAAACAAATCAGCTTTTGTAGTTTCACCAACATCTAAGTTACGTGAACAGGCAAGTAAAAATCTATTCCAGTATGTGCTTTGTACAAACACTTCATCAATGTCGTCATAGCGATCAAGCATAGATTTAACCCAAGCAGGATATTTTCTATTACATCCACCAGGCTGACTATATACTACAACTTCTTTATTATTTACGTTGGAGTATATTTCAGCATAGTTTGCTTCTTGCCATGCTGAAATAGTTGTTCCAATTTCGGAGTAGCCGTGTGCGTGGCTATCTCCGATAAAGAGTGTTCTACCCAAAATATTTACTCAACATTTGTAAACGGTCATCTGCTTGAGCCATTTTATCAAGTTCTGTTTGAATGGCCTCCATCACATCACTGTGTTCGCCAATACCGGCTGGGTTAGTTAAGTACACTTCAACATTTGCTTTGTGCAATGCAATAGCGCCTTCGGCATGTTTCTGTGCCGCTTCAATCATCATGTTACGCATGATAGTTTCCTTTCTCTGGGATAACGTGACGTACCCCGCCACGAGGGTCTTCCATATCGCCTGTGCGGCGAGGAATCAGATGTATATGTGGATACTCAACAGTTTGCCCTGCCGCAGTACCTACGTTCTGTCCAATATTAAATGCATCACAGTAACCACGTTGGGTCCAGTCATAGCCCCATTGATATGCGGCTTTCATACACGCTGTTAGATGCTCCCAGTCTTGTACCTTAGGTACGAAAAGAATATGTCCTTCTGTAACTGGATAACCGTCCTTGTATACTGTAAATTCTTTAGTGTCGACTAATACGTTAGTCCACGGAGTATCTTTAAAATCCATAATTAAATGCCACCATTATACGTTCTTTATCTACTAATTGTTGATCCACCTTATGACTAAGATGGCTTGGAAAAATAATTAAACTTCCAGTTAGTGCTTGACATGTTACTACTGGCGAATTAGCGTCTGTTAGTGATTTCACGCCAACACGAGGCCAGTTTGATTTCATGTTAGGATTTACTAGAGTTAATCCGGGATGATCTTGATCTGATTGTATATAATATACTCCACTCCATACATCCGGTAAGTGTGTATGTTCTTCATGATATGTATACTTTCTGTTAATACTAAACCAACTACTAGCTAATTTAATATTGTCTTCACCTAACAGATTAGTTTCTTGATGACATAATTTAACAGCTTGATCTATAAATTGCTTTAGTTCTTCAAATAGAGGATTGTCTAAAATATTTTCTCGACCATAAGAAGTATACCCATTCGCAGTATATTTTATTGGTTGCTGATCCGACTTTTCTTTTGCAAGTAATTCTGGAACTACTGCTTTTCTAAGTTCTTCAGCGTTGCCAAATTGAGCCCTAAACACTTGTATTGGAAAGATTGATTGCTTTTCTAGCATTAATACTCTCCTACATTTTCCCACGGGTAAACTAACCAAACATCTTCTTCTGCTTTGTTAATTTCGTGACATGTATAACTAACTGGAACTTCGGCATTACTTGCACCATTATCTGTTAGTGTAGCAAAGCGAACATTGTCACCCCAAACAGTATCCCAACTTTTATCCATTGGCATGCAACCTGAGGGCCAGTCTTCTTTAATCCAGTTAAAGGTTGCACCAGTATCGTTGATATCATCTATAATAAGGATATTCTTCCGCAACGGAAAGCCTTCTTCTCCCTCACGTTCGTAACCAAATGCATCTTCGCTCATCCAACAGTTGCTTTCGCTTTCACTGTCATCGTCACGTAGACTAACTTTAAGTGCTTCGCAACGTATACCAGTCATATTACTAATAATAGTAGCAGGTACATTGCCGCCTCGTGTAATGCCTACAATATAATCAGGACGCCAATTGTCCTTGTACATTTGATTTACAATACTAACGCACATTTTTTCTACGTCAGCCCAACTATAATAATGTTTCTTAATCATGATATCCATCGTCCTCGTCTAATAATTGAATGTTTCTTTTTTCAACATGCTCTGTAACAGCCCAACTTGGAACCTCTGGACAAGCGTTTATAATCTCTTGTTTAGTAAAACTGTTAGGCTGTCGAATTCCGTACTTGTCAAATTGTTCTAGTGCCCAGGCAGTAGCTTGGTCTTTAGTTTTAAACATTACAGCTTTCTTTCTTTTTGTTTGCCTTTGTAATCTTGATCTACAAGAGCGTACATTGTTTTAAAGTTTTCAAATGCTTTAGCAAGTGCAGGATATTCTTTGCACATGTTATTAATCATTTCAAGTTCTGGTAATGTATCTTTCCATACAATAGGTTCAGATGTGTTAAAAATATATTCTGAACCAGTATCATTGGTCCAATAAGTATCAGCATCTAATCCATTAATTGTAGTAGGAACAGTAATAGTAGAATCAATCATACCAGTCGAATGTTTTGACAGATCAATAGTAATTACATTATCATCCATTTGCAATTCTCTCATAAAGGTTTTTACCACTAAAGAAGTTAGTTTGTAATTTATGTGTCTGCGCCATCATAGGTCTTTTATAATTGCTATAATTTTCTACGTAGTCAGTAATCTTATCAACTAACGAATCTTTAAACTTATTATACTGCTTTGTATTTTTAGTCCAAATACTAGGATATAAAAACTCTGTAGTTGCCATTTCACTGTAGCTTAGTCTATCTGGCACCATAGGAATTGTATCTACTAGCAATCCTTCGTACCAACTAATGCCAAGTGTTTCTTGCAAGTTAGCACTAAACACTACCTTAGCACGACCTAGTAAATTATGATATTCGTTCTTTGTAAGTTCCTGTTCTTGACAAACAATAAATTCATAGTTAGGTAACATAGTTGCTAAGTCTCTAAAGATTTCAACTTGCTTCTCAGGAGCAACACGATGCGGAAAGAGTATAATATCTTCTTTAGGCATGCCTTTGTACTGTGTTAAACTACTTTCAAGATATTCCATAGGCCAGCCAACACGTTTAATTTTATCTTCGTTAACTTGTCTATTATCTAGATTAGGTTCGTCTTTGTTTTTAAATGTTTGTAAAAACAAATCGATATGAAACTGTGTAGCAAAAAAGTTATGATCATAGCAGTCAAACATACTACGTTCAGCATTTCTTACCCAAGGTTTATTACCTATAAGTCTTCCTAAAAAGTCTTGTGGATCATAACTGCCAGCATGCCAAAGACCACCTATGTTAATATTAACACCTAGTAGTTCTGCCATGTAGCGTAGTTGTATAACAGTAGGGTTCCAAGCATCGGTATAAAGAAAGTAGTCACTGTCTTTAACTTCACCATTGCAAAACATTTCGCCTATCTGTTCCAACTGTTTACTTTTGTAAACATTAGTACCACCAAAGTTGAGGAACGCCCCAGGCGTAGTTGCCTGAGGAGTCTCTCCGCCACTAATAACTTTTACATCTTCATTTGTAGCATGACGCAGTTGTTTAGGAAGATATTCTTTCCACTGTTTAGTGTATCGAGTATCTACTGCTTCAATGTCTACAATAAAGATTGTCATTAGCTACGTTTCCTATTGTTGTTATTGTTGTTGTTATTGTTGTAACGATCGTTGTTACTGCGGGGAGCGTTGTTATTATGTTGCTTACGCTTCCCACCATTGCGGAATCTACTATAGGCTTGCCATGCTCGGCTCTTTCCATTATATAAATTCCTTTCATCAAACACATAGCCGTCATGACCATAAAGGTATGCAGTTGCGCAGAACGCCTTAAATCGTTCTAGATCGTCGAATACTTTTGCGACTTCGGGGTTGTTAATTGCCATTTTATTTTCCTTTAATAGCATTAAGTTGCAGGGTAAAAAATTGAACAGCCATTTTCGCCATCTTCAGCGACATCAATTTCTACAAAGCGGCTTGGATACTTTGCAGTGATTTTTTCGTACAGTTCATCTGCGATCATTTCGCACGAACGGTGATTTAGAATGAGCACTTCATTGTCGGTTGCACTCTCTCCATTATATAGTCTTTCCATCCATCTTTTAAACTGGATGAACTCGATGTCTCTATCGTTGTGGAACACCTCGATACGCACCCGGAAGTGAAAGATATGACGATGAGGAATACCAAGAAACGACACATCGTCCCACTCACCTGTTGCCAACTTTGGATCACTATCTGCTCCTGGATACATATGGACACCTTCTTTTCTAAAGGTTACCCATACACTTCTATTTGCTTTACTTAGTGGATTATTCATTTTAATATCCTCTTCTTTCATTCTGCGTAGCATATAATTGTAATGCGGTTCTTGCGTTGTCATATTATTATACTACCTTTGTAACTGCTTGTCAATGGTTAATTGGCGAATCTTTCGTATATTTCGTCCAATCCGTAAATTTATCACGGTCCATTAAATCATGTAAGCTATGGCACCAAACTCCTGGGTTAGATGCCTTAAAACCCTTGTCGTCAATTTTAACCATTGTGTTGTACCCCCACTGTTTAATGTAAGGAATAACTACACGAATTTGCGGAATAAAGTTATTGTATTCAGTAAGCCCGCCGTCTAAGAACGATTCTAGGTCAATTGTGCTTGGAATATCTAAGCTACATAAAATGTCGTCTTTTAAGAAAAGAGTAATCAATGCATCCCATTGATTAAAGTCTTCATAGTTAACTGGATTGTAACTGTGATTAGCACCAAAGAAGATATGTGTACATTCTTCACTAATGTATTTTTGCCTAATCGCATAGTAATCTTGCACACCAGTAACAAACAATGTCTTCATTCCAAACGCAGGAGTTTTTTCAACTTCTATGCCTGTAAAGAAGA